AATGATCTTGGTACATGAACGCTTTGAGTGGTTTGCCCTTGAGCACGTTTTGGTTCTCGGACACAGGATCAGTGGGCTTCTGGTCTTCTTCCAACGGAACCAACTTGTCTGCGTTCTTGATGCCGAGCACTTCCAACATGCGGCGGTGCAGTTGTGGCAAGTCATAGATGTCAGGTGCCATCTGCGCCATCTGGATCACAGCTTGGTACTGAACAACACGTTGACTCATCGTCGCGGCGTTGGGGTCAGACACAGGAATCACATCGACGTGTTCATAGTCAGACTGCTTGGCGCGGGGGCCTGCTGTACCTTCTGGCTCGTACAAATAGTCGGTGTCAGAGTAATCACGGATGATGTTCTTGAGCAGACCCAACTCTTGCTTCAATGCGAAGTGCACGCGAGCCTGAACAGCCGTCATGACTTTCAACTGACGCTCAAGCAACGCGAGTGTTGTACCGACAGGCGCGTTGGCGCTCATGTCAGACACCTTCATGTCAGCGGTAGCGGCGAAGCGACGGCCTTCGTCAACAATGTTTTGCAACAGTGTGTACAGAGTCTGGCTTGGCTCTTTGTATGGCAGCGGCAAGATGTTGTCGCGGATCGTGCCTGAACCAACGTCCACGTCACGGAATTCACCCGGTGCGATTGGTGTATCGTCACCCTTGATGCGCAGGCCGCGTGTCTTCAAACCGCCGGGCAAGTTGGCCAACGTACCTGCATCTATCAACTGTCTCATCAAAGACGTCGCTGACTTGGCAAAGCCGCCAATCAGGTGGAATAGACCGAAGCCGTACGCACCGAAGCCGGGGATGTATTGGTAATGTACGAAGTGCTGGCGCTTGAGTTTGAGGGGGTCATCCTCTTCCCAGTTGCGGCGGATGGCCAAGATGTCGTTTGTGCCGCGAACCAGTGTGACCACATATGGCAACATGATGCCGGTGGCTTCGCCATCTTCTTCATCTTCGAAGCCCTTGAGGTCAAGGTCAACGTGGCACTCATACAACGTGAAGCGGTCATCATTGATGTCGCTGAAGCCCGTCTCTTTGTCCTTGGCTTTCTGAATGTCGCTGACGGATTTGTCAGGTGTATTCAACTCAACGTCGCGGTAGAAGCCAGCTTGTTGCAGCTTCGTGATTTCATTCTTCGTCTTACGCATCACGTGTGTGATGCGGTAGCACGTATCCATCTCTGTTGTGCCGTATGGCAAAAGGATGTCTTCGGCTGGGATGAAGATCGAAACTTGGCGACCAAGTGATGGGTCGAAATACACCTTCTTGAACGCTGAACCTGTTGCTGGCAGTGACCACAACATGCGCTCATGCTCAGGGCGGAACTCGACCATCTTCTCTGTCAACTGATAGTTCATATCAGCTTCCACACGAGTGGCCGCTTCCTTCTTCTCGGGTGTCTCTTTGCCGATGATCTTGGTGCGCACTGGGCCTTGCGCTGGGAATGTCTCAGTGATCGTCTCAGCTTGGAAGCGAACAACTGCTTCTGTAATCATGGGGTGGAACACACCTGACGCACCGTTCCATGGCTCTGTGCGCTCTTCGATCTGGAGGCCCAGAAGTTTCAGACCTTCTGTGTACGCCTTCTCCCAGTCCTTGCGGCTGTTTCTGTCGTTATCGATGTCGCCTGACAACTGACTAGCCAGTGTAGCCAATGCGCTTTCATCAACTTCTTCGGCCAAGTTCGCAGAGAACGCGTCTTCTTCGCCCTCGCCGATGCTGATCTCTAGATCACCAGCTTTGATGTTGACTTCTTCAGGGTCAACAATTTCGATCTCAATCGCCTCTTCGTCTTGCGCTAACGCGTCAATACCTGTGGGCTGTTGGTACAGTGCTTTGTCGATGTTGGTAGCCATCTTTGATCCTTAGTAATACGCCGCTTTACGGGGTATTGTGTAAATGTCATCTTTTTCGTCGCTGTCCAAGCTGATGAACCCACCATTCCTGAACCGAGTCAACGCCATACTTGTGCAGTCAACCATGTCATCATGATCTGACGCGGGGAACGCAGCCACCTGCTCTACAACTTCCTCTGCCCAGCGCCTACCCGCAGGATACCAGACCATGCCCGATCTGAAAATATCTGACACTGCATTTAATCGTGCAACTTTGTCACCCGTGCCCCTGTGTGGGGTGAACTCTTGGACTGGGATACCCATCCGGCGGAACTCTTGGTACAACTGCGTACCAGCAGACTTCTTCTCCACGATGAACGCATCGGGTTCCCACTCTCTGTATTCTTCTAGCGCCAAATCTTTAAGCTCGGCAAACTCCACCCGTTTGTTGATGGCGTTCATCAGAATGATGTGAGGCTTGCCACCTGTGAGTTTGTGGGTGAACACACCCCATGTGAGCAGGGCTGAGAAGTCGGCCCGCTGGTTTTTCTCTGCCGCCGCGTCAAGTGTCATGATGACAAACTCAAGCTCAGGGGGATCTTCCTCTTCCCACGGTGTCCACCACTCACGCTTGACAATCGCGCCCTCTTCGCTGGTGGGTTGTTGCTGATACTGAGCATTCCACTGGAACGTAGGCATCGAAGCTTTTGTCCTACGCAGTGCTTCCACGCCAAAGAACTCAGGCCAGAGCGCCGACTCGTTATCCGTGCCTTCATTGAAAATGGCTGGGAACTCGAAGAACTCATACTTATCAGCCTCTTCGTTGCGAGCCATGTCCTTGGCCATCATGCCAATCAAGTCGTTGGGATGCCACCTTGTGTGCACAATCGCCACCCGACCGGCAGGCATCAGACGTGTTCGAGCACCAAAAGTAAACCATTCGTATGCCTTCTGGAACACCTCGTAGTTGCCGTTCAGGATGTCCTGCTCAGAGAACGGATCGTCAACAATCAAGAAGTCAGCACCGCGACCGGCCAAAGCTGAGCCCACACCGCAGGCGAAATACTCACCGCCAGAGTTTGTGTTCCACCGACCGGCAGACTTGCTGTCAGCGGCCAGCACCACCGTGGGGAAGATTTCCTTGTACATATCTTGGTCAACCAAGTTACGCACCTTGCGTCCAAAGTCAACGGCCAAGTCAGTGGTGTGAGACACCATCAGTACTTTCTTATCAGGAAAGTTGCCAAGGAACCAAGCTGGGAAATACACAGACACCAAGAATGATTTGCCATGACGCGGGGGAATCGACACCGCAATACGATCCTTGCGGTTGAACGCCATGTCTTCTAATAGAGAAGCCAGCCTCTTATGGTGCCGCCCGATCTTATAGTCGGGGTTCATCTTCAAGCAAAACTCCAGCAAGCTGCTGCGTGCAATCTTGGCTGACTCCCGTTTGGTCAACTCTTCCAGTGTGGCGTCGAAGGCTTCCAAATCTGCTGCGTCAAGCTTTGCCAAATCTACGTTTTGTAGATCTTCCATTGAGAAGTTGGAAAAGTCGATCATCGGTTAGTAGGCACTAACGTAGGTGTACCAAGCACATCGGCTTTGCTTTCTTGCAGGGTCTTGGGCTTGACCACCACGTCGACAACTTCTTCCGATTTGCTGCGAAGCTCAAGCAGTTTGGAAATCCTATCTTTAATAGAAGCTTCCAGCTCAAGCGTGGTTTTGTGTTTGACGGTGACTTCGCTGCGTTCGATGAACAGACCCACGTCGCCAACCTTGCCTAGCAGTTCGAGGGCGCGAATCCGAATCTTGGGATCTGGGTGGGTTGTCTCTTCGATCAGCTTGTTGGTCACATAGGTTCTGATCTGCACAGCCGAACTCACCACCACTTGATCGTACTCGCTCAGTATGGATTTGAGATGCATCGCCGCCGCAGTTGTCGTGACCGCGTTGGTCTGGGCCGTGACCACATTTGTTTCTTTTGCGCTGGCCACTGACTCATGGAACGCAGTGCGGGCCCGCACCTTATCTTCTTCAGATGGCTCATTGGGCGCACCGAATGCTTCTAGGAATTGGGCCGTCTTAAACAGTGCATCCGCCTTAGTGTGGAGAGACACCAACTCCTCCCGTTTGTCTGGGATCGGCACCGTCAACTCTGGAATACAGGTCAGCATGGCGCGAATAGTAACACAGAAAATGTAAAGCGTGTCAAGACACTACTACTAGGGGGGTGTTCTGGAACGTGACTCTGTTGGATTTTTGTTATAAAAATTTTTTGCAGGGCGTTTTATTTTG